AAAGGCATAGTACTTTGATGCCATCACAAATTCCTTGAATGTCTTCTCACTACCTTCATCAATCGCTTTTTCCAGTGTCTTGCCGCCGGCCATAACAGTCTCTTTATCGACACCGGAATCAAGGAGCATTTTCTTTGCTTTCTCTACGGCAGCTGTTGCTTCCTTTAACTGTTCATCCAAAAACTCCTCGCATGCACCCACAGCCATCTGTTTAGATTCTGCCCAGTGCGTACCATCATATCGCATATAATCAGTGGAATCTGTAAATGCAAGTTCGCCAGCATATTCACGAGACAGCACCTTCGCCTGTCCAATATCTGAGTAATCATCCGGTTTCAGACTAAATCCCTTATTGAACTCTTCCGGTGATACATAGCCAACCTGTGCCTGCACCTTCTTTCCAAACTTCACGGCACTGCTCCAAATCAGAGCAAGTTCGCTGTCTTCCAGTGGCGGATTACAAAGCTGTGCCTTCTCAAGATAAATATCATGAGCCTTTTCTGTATTACCGTATCTCTTAATCAGTCTTCCGGCAATATGACTCATGGTGCTGTTTCTGGAACCTTCGGCAATGCCTTGGGAAGCACTGTCATATTCTGCAAAGTCCATCTCACCCAAGAACTCTGTTATTGTTTTACTGCCCTCATGCCAAACAATATCTGAGGGATTGCATCCAAAGATGAATCTTGCAGCATCCAGTGCATTATCATCAAAAAACGGAGCATACTCTTGGAGTCTTGTTTTGATGCCTGCGACCTCTCCTGCATCAGTCACCTTCTCATGAGGGAAATAGATATGGTGTCTTGGTCTTGCTGATTTGTTTCCCTTTACCTTGCCATCATTTTTACTTGGAACAATTGCATAGGCCACATCCGGAAACAGCTCTTCATATTTTTCTATAGTCATCCAATCTTCGGGATTATCGCTATGGTCATTATCACAATCCATAACCTCTACATCAGAAGAGATAAAATCATCGATACTGCGATGTGCTTTCTTAAATTCCCCACACACATGATCCCTTGCAATCACCGACTGCATATCCTCTTTATTCGTAATTTCTGCTTTATTGGGATAGACTGCATTGGCAGCATTACCTGCGCAATTCGCTGAATATATCGTAAATTTCATCTCTTTGTTTCCTCCAAATCCTCTGTAAAATATCTGATCTTCATTCTGCGTCTTTCGGCAAGTGCTATCTCACGAGCCATCCCTTCCGAGACATCCTCTCCAAACACCCACATTTCCTGGCACTTTCCAACCAGTACATAATTGATGGTATGGTTTGCCAGATATCTTTCTTCCGGATTACTGTCATCCATAAACTGTGGATACAAAAGATGCGGAGCAATAGGGATCACCTTATTCTCAATTGCAAAGCGAGCGTACTGTCTTGCTTTTTCGACATTCTTTTCTGTATCTCCACGATACGGACTGCAGATATATACAAGCGGTCTGAACTCATCTGGTTTGTATAAATTGGCAGCTCTCTTAGCTGCCCTTTCCTCTTTTTCTACTGTTTTCAAGGCTTCATAAGTTGTTGGATCATGATAGCCTTCGCTGTTGTATTTACTGATTGCCATCCATTTCTCCTCCCATAATTCTTCTCGTACAGTTTTCACATAAGACGGCTGTTCCAAAGAGATCACTGTCACCATCACTTAAGATTTGCTGCAAATCCACCTGTACCTCAGAACCACAATGTGGGCATCTGCAGAATACATTCTCGTCATTGATTTCGATGTTGACTTCCACTGCGTCTCCCATCGTCTCTTTCACATAAAACATAGCGTTACCTCCATTTGAAAAAATTAAGGGTCCATGCCCTCTGATAGTGAAAGGACATGAACCCTCGTTTTAAGTACCGCTATATCAATCTTTTTTATAAAAATCGCATTCGTATCCGTCTGCACGAAGAAGAAGTCCCGGAATCCACGGTGGAGTTCTTTCCATCTGCTCACAGATAGCATCAAGGGATACATCCTTGGTGCATTCAATAATAAGTTCATCATGCACGTGGCCACAGATAAAACAATGGGATAACGTTCTCATCGCATAGGCAAGAATATCTCTGCTGATTGCCTGGACGATGTTCTCCACAAATTTAGGACCATAACTTTCAATCTGCTCCCATTTCTTTGTTCCTCCGATGCCTTCATATACTACAGACTCACTCCCAAACTTATTGACTCCCATCTTTGGTTTCACATAGGAAAGCCTTCGGCCACTTGGAAGTTCGATGAACAGCATCCCTCTTTTATAATAAAAATGAATGCCGTGTGTTTCTGTCTCCATGCGTTCACGGATAGTCTTTTTCACACATCGATCAACTGCCCACCAGAACTGCACGATATTCGGATTCGCATTTCTCCATGAATCTACAAGTGGCCGCAGTTCATCTTCTGATAATCCCATCTCGATGGCACCCATCGCAGTTAAGGCTCCTACGGATCCTCCATATCCAAGGGCAAGTTCCGCAATCTTACCTTTTTGCCGCAGTTCCCCATTCACACCATGCTTTTCCACCGGAACTCCAAACATGGCCGATGCCGATGCACAATAGATGTCTCCATTATTTTTGAAGACCTCACTTCTCCATTCTTCCTTTGCAAGATACGAAAGCACTCTTGCTTCAATAGCAGAAAAGTCTGCCACGATAAATTTCATTCCTTCTCTTGGAACAAACGCTGTACGGATAAGCTGTGATAACGTGTCCGGAATATCGTCATACAGAAATTCCATTGCTTCATAATTTCCACTCTTCACAAGTTCTCTTGCTTCTCTTAAGTCCGGCAGATGATTCTGTGGCAGATTCTGCAGCTGAATCATACGTCCCGCCCACCTGCCACTTCGATTTGCACCATAAAAACGAAACATCCCTCTCGCCCTGTGGTCTTCGCAGACAGCATTCTCCATTGCCTGATATTTCTTTACGGAAGACTTGGCAAGCTGCTGTCTGATTTCCAGAACTTTACGGATATGTGCAGGGGTACTTGCAATCAGTTCTTTCACTGCTTTCTTATCCAGACTGTCCGCTTCAATTCCGTTTTCCAACAGCCATGCTTTCATCTGTATGACACTGTTTGGGTTTTCGATTCCTGTCGAATGTTGTATCTTAGCCGTCAGCTTATCCTTGGAATGCTTGTCAAATACAATCGCATTTTTAACAACTGCCATATCAAGTGCAATGCCCCTGTCATTGATTTCCTGGTCAAGCCAGAACTCCTCCCATACAAAATCCGGTACCGGAAACTTCGACAATCTCCCCTGGATGGATAATTCCACCTCAACATCGCGGATGTTATATTTTACGAAAGCATCCCACTTTTCTTTATCATGCTTTGGAAGATTTCTTGTTCTTCCGCCATTTACCTTGGTAGGCTTACACGGCACACAAAAATAACGGATGAGGTCTTTCCCCTCTTTCAGCTTCTGTTCCGATAATCCCAGTACTTTGCCGGCACCTTCCAGTGATAACGGAAGTCCCATATAGGCAGACCAGGTCATCGTACATTTCCATGAAACCGGTGAAAGATAATCTCCCACGGTATCTTCTGCAATGCTGTAGCTTATAAACTTCTGCGGATAATACCTTCTCAGATACTCCGACAGACAGATTCTTTCAAACTGACTGTTAAACGCCCACTTTGTAATCTGTTCATTTGTGAGTGCATCTAAAATCTCATCCGGGATTTTCTCTCCCTGTGCCAAATCAACCACCTTGACTGCACTCTCATCCACTGAATATCCAAACAGCAAGATTTCAAAATTCGGAGACTGGACATACTTATACACACCGCACTTCTGCAGATCCACATCACTATATGTTTCCAAATCAATACTGATATTTTTCATTCTGTCACCATCCTAAAAAGCAAGGCAGCAAGATTGCTCCTGCCGCCCACCGTCATTTCATATACTTGTTTTTACTTGAAATCGTTCATTCTTTTTTCGTGATATTCGAGGTCTCTTTTATCCTTTTCAACCTCTCTTTTTTCATGTCTGCGGTCATAAAGCAGGCTCTGAATTGATGCAATCAGAAACGAAATGCTGATGCATACCCATACTGCGAGCAATACGATTACCAAAATTGTCTGTGCTGTTTCCATGTGTTGTCACCTGTCCCTTTCTTAAGATAAAAAATCATCATCGTCATCTGTTGCAAAATCGTCCTCTGCTCTAGACTTGCCGCCAAGAGGCTCACCATCGGCAATTTTCTGCAGATTGTTAAGACCGCAGGCGATTCCCTTGTTTCCGTTTGAATTGAAGGCGTAGAAGTTGATGCTTGCACGGCCATAAACACCACTATATACTTCAGAGCGTTCAAGGATAGGCTGACGGTCAGCATCCACGATACCAGGTGCAGAAGCAGAATTGGCATTGATGAAGTAGCTGTCTGCATAAGCTGCATCATCCGGACGTTCCAAGTCTCCATCTCTGAGAGGTGTTTTTAATACCTTGAGAGAAGGTACGGACTTGCCGTTACCCTTAAGCTTAGACTCGCCTTCCTCATACGCAGCCTGAATAGCCGCTTCAATCTTCTTCACGGTTGCCACATCAGACTTCGGAATGATAAGGCTTACACTGTACTTCGGCGTACCACCATTGATTGACTTCGGATCCCATACATTTGCATAGCTCCATCTTGTCTTAGGTCCTGTGATTACTTTCGTTGGGTTCTTATAATTGTTTGACATATTAGTTGTCCTCCTTAAAATCGTTGATTGCTGTATTTTTCATTGCCGGACGCTTATCCGACATAGGTACTAAGGTTGGCTTGCCCTGTGGTTTCTCAATTAACCCAGAGAGCAATTCTTCAAACTTTGTTTTGCCGAGCATCTTTGTCATAGCTGTAATACCGATGACCTTTTTCTCATACGGATCATATCCGGCACTCTCAATCTTTTCTGCTACGGCTTTATCATTTACATACTTACGATTGGAACGGCCTTCGACCAGTTTCCAGTCTTTCCATTCCTTACCGCTGATTGCCTGCTGAAGAGCATATTCTTTGATATCTCCCACCCAGGATACTATCTCGTCTGCTTTTGCAAGAATGACCTCTATTTCATCATCTTCAAGGTTGTCAGGCATCTCAAAATCATAACGGGCAAGTTCCAGGTTGTATTCGGCTCTCTTTCTGCAGATAGCCTTGACCTTACAAAACTGACAATGACTTCCGGCTTTGTATTCGCCCTCACCCTTTGCTGCCAGCTGTGCTGTCGGTGCAAGTGTTTCTTCTGCCCAGGAAAGCAGTGCTTCCTTTGAAATCGTAAAGGTGCTTACATGTTCCCTTCTTGGCTGAAAGATGGTCATCGTTATCTCTTTGATATCATAAATCCCATCAAAGATAGATAATGCTCCCAGTGCATAACACATCATCTGTGGATTGTTTTCTGCATCTACCAGAATGCCGACACCATACTTGAAATCAATTACGGTCAGCGTTTCATCTGCAACAATGACACAGTCTCCGGTACCAAATCCCTCCGGCACCCACTGCGAGAAATCCAAGTGCTGTTCAATAAGAACAATCGGATCACTGCATCTTTCTTTTGCTGATGATAACTGCTCCATCACATACTGTGCATACATATCGGTGCAGTCTGCCATCTCTTCATTAAAGAAGGTAAGATCCTCTACTGGGTCTTTGGACTGCTGCCCTAGTGCTGTTTTCAGCTTATGTTCACAAAGCGTATGGGCGTCTGTTCCCTGCACCGCAAATTCGCTGGGCTTGTCCTTTTCCTTTGCACAAAGAATTGCAGATGGCGGGCAGGCAAGCCACCTGTAACTGGAAGATGCAGAAAGTACTGCATGTTTATCCGGCATTACCAATCACCTCCACTTCAGCAAGGAGTGCTTCATAATCCTTCACATCCACATCTGACAGTTTGCTGACACCACGCTTAGTAAGAAGTGCTTTGACTTCTGCCGTATATCCTTTGCGAGACTTATCCGCCATAACTGCCCTTACATCTTCCAAGGAAAGAGTTTTTTCTTTCTTAGCTGCCTTCGCAGGTGTTTCTTCAGTAACTTTCGTCTTCGGCTCTTTTTCTTTTGCTTCTTCCGAACCACTAAAGAGATTCTTCAGATCTTCGGAGATACCGATGAGTGTGTTACCACATCTGTTCAGTTCTTCGATAAGCTGTGATAATTCGCTGACCTTTCCCATTTGGATTTCCTCCTTCCCCGACTTTTTCCTGTTTGCTGAGAGTATTCAATTTCTCAGCAAGCCTTTTTGAAACTACACTGATGGCAACAAGCGTATCGATAAGCTCTGTATCAAGCTGATTGCTGTCACACTTTTCAGTGCAGGTCCTGCATCTGACTGTCATATTTGATACCGTCCTTTCCGAGCGGCTTTACTGCCTCTCTGACAGTTAAAGGACATCCGATTCTGTTCTAAGTACCATTTCTAAAAATATTTTTGAAAAAATCTGCTCATCACAGATATTGGAAGTGATGAGCAGACGAAATGTTCCTTATTCAAAGGCTTTCAGTCTTGTCTTAATCTGAACCATAACCTTCTTTTTCCTCTTATTGACACCCTTCTGTGATAAATGAACGACCTCTGCAATCTGTTTTTCTGTAGCGCCATCACCGAACATCTTCATAATGGTACGGTCCATTTCCTCCAACTCATCAAGTGCTGCATGAAGTTCTGCTATCATCTCTAGCTTTATAAGGTTGGCTTCCAAATCGACTCTATCGGATACTTCGTATTCCGTACTCTCATAAAGCTGATCCAGTGATACTGGCTGCATTTTGCTTTCGTCTTCCTGTTTGCTTGCCCTCTGGCCCTGCTTGTCCTCTCTCCAAAAAGGTCTCATGTATTCCAGGTACTGTTCCTTCGTTGCCGGAATCATGATGGCACGAACCGTGCGATGTCCAATCTTGGTCCATACAGCATCGGTCGATAAGTAATAACCGTTTGCAATGATGAATTCCTTTGATGTTTCATTTACTTCCATAGGGATGTAATACTGCTTTTCGCTTTTTGTCTGTAATTTGTCCATTGTAGATCCTCCTTCGATCTGAAATCGAAGTGAGAATCCACACGGAGCTTCCCATAAATATTGGCCATAAGAATGAATCCTCACTTCTTAAATGGCCAACCGTCCCAGTGGGTTGACTGTTATTAATTTGCTTCTGTCTCTCAGCTCTGGGCATCCTTGATCAGGGGATGAACCTTAAGACAGATTTTGAGTGTCTGGCACTCAGATAAAGTTGCAAATGCTTTACAGCCTCATCTCGGTGTCAGATGTTTCTAATATTTACTTCTCCATTTGCATTTTGTTTTTACCGAAAAAAATCGTTCTGAAATTTTTCTAAATGGAGAAGTATATAGGTTAGGGTCTTTTCATCATGTTTTTTCCAAGCAATAAAAAAGCCTGACAAAATACAGGTGTTTTTAACACCTATACTTCGTCAGGCCTTACTCGCTACGACATTAACTATCGTGCGGCGATTCGCTCAGTACGAACTCTCTGATTACGAAAGCTAACAGCTATCACAGATTTACAAAGTGGACATTTAATCTTAATGATTCCTATTGTTTCTTCTGGATCTGCGTCAAACAATCGTTTATTTTTACAACATGGACAAGCCACATGCACTTCCTGCATTAATCTTCGCCTCCCGTAAGAGGCCAGTCAAAGGGAAAGTCAAACTGATCATTATAATTTCATTATAATTTCATTATCCTTTGCACTTGTTCCGTGACATAATCCTAATGTAGCGATGATTTATTGCATCGAACATCCGTTTGTTTATCAATCTATCGTTACTGTTGCGAAAGCTCTGACGAAGTGTATTTACTCCCTTCCGGGAGGGGCAGGCGGATTGTTCAAATCCTTCTCTGCCCACTTTTCTGTGACCTATTCTTTCTTAGGTCTAGCCTGTGACAATGCACTTCCAGCTACGGACTTTGATGTCTTGCTGTAACGACCGTCACGAAGAACTTTGCTTGCTTTAGAAGCTACCGGACGTGAAGTCTGCTTTGTGTTCTGAGCCATGTTTATCACCTCGCTACTTTCTTTGAAAATAGACTTATTTTTTAAAGTCAATCTCATTGTAAAGTATCTGATTTCTAATAAATACAGGCTCAGTTGGGAGCATTTTGGGGGAAGATTGGGAGAGAGTTGGGAAAATGGAAAAAGGCAAAAAAATAAGCCTCTTGCTTTCGCAAGAGGCCATAATCGCTCTGAACATTATTCTATAAATAGTTCCGGCACATTGTACTGAATATCTGCCGCTTCAGTTTCAACACCGATGTTTCCGCATTCAAGAATGCTTAGTTTTATTTTCTTATTCCCATCAACTTCATCAACATATTTTGAATAATTCGATGGGCGTTGTATGAATAAGGATGCTTCTCTAGAAAATCCACTTTGCTGTAAAAATATCGTATCGGGATTTGTAGTTCCATATTCGACAAATTCATACCAATCATTATCAAAGTTCTCAACTTGATGTACTGCCTTAAATTCAATTGAAAATTTTCTAAAATAGTTGGATATGCTGAAAAGTAACACATTTTCAATTACGCTTAATGATTCAGCAATTACCAAGTTTTTATGATATTTTGAATTCTTGTCGTATCTTTCTGCAACTCTATATTTTCCAGACCACACACCAGTCTCAGGGTTCTTTTCCTTATAAGTAACTGCACTACTTACTAGAACTTGTAATCCATTTCCTCTTATCCAACGAAGTAAAATTGTTGAATACCAACGAATAACAGAATCTAACCTATAAGTTCCAGGTTTACCAAGTGTATCTTTTTCATAAATATCCCATTTGAAAAGCCTACGCAGCTGCATCATAAAATCAACAACTGTTTCAAAGTCAACTTCATCATCTTCACCTTTTAATTCGGGATAATGAAGTCCTTGAACTATTGCGTCATGAAGATTTGATGCCTGGTCATATGAGATTGTGATATCATCACTTGTCTTTTCTACAGGAAAATTCTCCATAATCCTTTGACGTTGTTTGTCAGTTAAATACTCCTCAAACTTTTCAGTTATCAGAGAACTTTCACCAGATGCAACATCCCTAATGAAAATTAAGCCAAATTTACGTAGAGCTTCAAAATCTTGCTCTGTTGCCTTTTCATGACAAGTAGTCATTTCGATGTCACCGTCAGCTAAATCACGAATAAGAGCATTCATACAATCTGTATTATTTTTATTATCGATAGACAACTTTTGTTCTGGCACTTCTTTTTGAAGTAATTCCTTATATCGTTCTGCCTTTAGATTATCGTCTAATCTTACAAGCACGACATTGCCATACAGATTGTACTTGATTCTACCAACTCGACCAATCAGATTTCTGAAATCAATCTCATCCATATTGCTTGGTCCGTTTCGATAGCTTGTGACAAATAAATTATCAGCAGGCAAATTTACACCTTCCACAAGTGTACTTGTACAGAATATGGTTCTTAAATCTCCCTTTTCAAAGCTTTTCTCTATTCTAAGTCTTATGTTTGCAGGCAAGTATCCTACATGATATGCAACACCACGCACTATTAAATCCGCCAAATAACAATCATCATGAACTTCTTTTCTGATTTCTGCAGCAAGCGATTTTAATGATTCATCATCCTTTGTTGGTATATTTTTTGCATATTTTACAGCTTGAACCAATACGCTTCTTCGTGAACTACAATAAACAACATTCTGCTTATCCTGTCCAACAGTAGCAACAATATCGCATAATTTCTGTCCTTCTGGCAAAGTATAGCAACGTTCTAATTGCTTAGAATAGTCGTTGTAATAATATCCACTTCTTTCAGGTACATTCAGAAAATATTTAAACTGACATACTGGTGCATACTTTGAAATTAGCTTCTTCATCTGCTCCTGTTTTATTCCAGGTATAATTTGCATATACACATCTGGATTTGGAACATTAGGAGATGCAAATATAACTGTTGGTAATTCACGCATCTTTCCTAGTTGAGTAAGCACTTTGAAATAATATGAACTTCTTCCTCTACGTGCCGATATTTTATGTGCCTCATCAATAAACAAGAAGTCTACACATATATTCTCTCTTTCAATCATCATATGAAGCAAACGCTCTGGTGTCATAATAAATATGAAGTGATGATTTTGTTGCAAAACTAAATCCCCAGATGCGGTAACGACTCTATAATTCAATGCTTTCAGCTTATCTTGGAGAGCACCTATCATATTACTTCTTACTTCATTTATTAATGCCTTTGTCGGAACAAGAATCGCAAAATTATCAGTTGATCCGTTCTCTATTTGTTGCTGAATAAATGTCTGTACAACAAACGATTTACCCATAGAGGTCGGTCCCGAATAACTGTAGAACTTTTCTTTCATTCCATAATAGACCTTCATTTGGTCATTAAAGAAATACTCTTCTTCCTTGCCAGGAATTAAGTGTTCCTCTTTGTCATACTCATAATAGATGCTGTCTAAAATATCTTCGCAGCGAAATCCTTCAATTGTCTTTGACATCAACCCTCGATAATTTCCGACAGCAGAAAGCACTGACCCTAAGTAATATTTAACAGATTCATCCTCTGGGTATAAAAGACGAAGCAGTATTGCAATCTCTTGTCCCCATAAATGATCTCTGTCAGCTGTAGGCGCATATGATGATTTAGAAAGCAAATCAGCAAAACGCAGCGCATCCTTTACCGGTATATCACGAGGTCTTTTATCAGTATGAAATAGTTTAATCGAATAGTTATATAGAAGATCACCATAGATTTCCTGTAAATAATCATTCTTATCTATTTCACGATATAACGCCTCCGCAAGTGTGGCATTTCTTGGTGTTAAATTCATCAGATACCACCTCCCGAAAGTAGTTCTTGTATAATGCTTATCCGTTCGTTTGCTGCATCATTAAATGGTAGTAGATAAAAATAAAAACTATATCCTGCTAATCCGTTATCTTGAATTTTTTTCACAATATATGGCTGAACTTTTGCTATATCTCTTTTCAATTGTTCTTTCACAGCCACACGATATTTCTGACTATCTGTTTCAGACTGGTCGAGTTTTATTGTGTAACCAAGAAATGCTCCAAAAGCCATATCTGGTTTGTATGTACCATTTCTTTGTGGTGTCATCAACTTTACCATATAATCCGTTGCATCAGGATCATATATAGTCCACTGAGTCGTATTATCAACCATTTGCAGTTCTGAATCATGGTTATTTTCTACAGCTATAATTTTATCGAATGCACGATCTATAGCAATCTGTAAATCACCAACTATGTCCGATGCTCCAAACACAAGCTGATGAAAAGGTTGTCCGGCTTTATCAATAGACAATAAATGCACACCATCGCTCTTGCTGACAGAATTACGATTTGATTCATTAATCTCAATCTTACTCATAATTTTCGGAGCATCTAGTTCTTGCTCCATAAAAATATAAAGTAATATTTCTCCAAGAACAGATTCTGCATTTGCTCCATATGTAGTCATGAATTTCAACATTGCTCTTGAACCAATGGCTGTTGGATTCTTTGTCATATCAGTAATACGTTTTATCTGTGCTCTTGAAAAAACATAACTACCAATATTATTTATAATAAAATCCTTTAAGCCACTAAAACGAAATTTGCAATTACTTGGATCAAGATAAAAAACCGATGCTTTAGTAGGGTTTGAAAGTGCGGATATAGTCATATCCGTAGCTTTAAGAAATAATCTATCAAACATCGGGTCTTTCAACGTTCTTTTTAATGGTGACACCTGATCATTATCCACCTGTGGAAGTAGAAAAAACACTTTATCTTTAGAATTTGCAAAACTATCTACATAGTCTTTGCCAATTTCGTGAATAGCTGCTTTGCATTTATCATTTTCTGTTTGAGTGATGGCATAAGTTATAATATTTGCAAGTGTCATCGCTTCGTAAAATGAATTTTGAGTCATAATACTATCTTTCTCAAAACCAGGTGTAACTCCAACTATCGTTGTACCTGCAATACTTGAGTCTTCACGTAATATCTCTTTTATTGCAAGAAGCAAATGCTCATGCTTATCTTGATGTATTAGGGGGATTAAATAATCCTCTATCTTTTTTGCAGTATCATCAATGTTTGCACTTCGCGCTGATGATATCAATTCACTTGGTACAGGATCATGTCCACTTTTCAGATGACTCGGTAATTCTTTGTTATAGGATGTTATATCCAAATCGTAGGCCGCAAAAATGCCACCACACACGGATTTTATTGTATCTGCACTTCGTGTGCGACTTTGATATATTAGGGTAATTATTGTTCCCAAGCATATCTGCTTCATTTTCACGACCTCCTATTGAATCATTTTATAATTTCAAAGTATCGATATCCATTTTTCTTCCTGAAAGGTATAAATCATATGCCATTGTTGCAGGAATCAACCTTGTTTTAACGTCTTGAAGTCCGAGACTAGAAAGCATCTCCATTCGAACTTCTCCTTTATCTTCTATCTCACTATTTTCTGTAGGCAACAGAAAACAGTTCTTTACAGACGCAAATTCATGTTCATCTATGAACTTTTGATACGCCAATTGATATAGATACTGCTTGGTAACCGACTCTATGCCCGGTTGACCTGTCGGAGCAATTCCCTTTTCCAAATGAGCATTATAATATTTCGCATCAAATATGATGAATTGATATTGGCCACTGACTTTGCAAATGGAAATTAAATCTGGAATTAATGTATCTTTCGCACATTTTCCTGTAATTGTCCATAATGGTTTCTCTATTAGTTCAATCAGCTTCTGCCTTCTGTTATAGCCATCTTTCAAAGGAACAGGAAGCTTTAAAGCACCAAGTGGAACATCTAATTGATTATCCATAATGTCTGCACAGACTTTTTCCCATACTAGATTGAAACTATTTGTCCCAAATAATGACAAGCAATCTGTATCGTAGAGACTTCCTCTTCTATCGATATAAGCGTACATTGTTTTCAAAACTAGTTGTTTCCTTGTATTGAACTGAGTGTTAAGTTCATTCTCAATTCGATATAGGATATATTCTTTATCACCAAAATCTTCCAATTCTTCGTCAGTAAGATCAATGCCTGACATTTCAAATAAGTTAAGCAGTTCTGCATCCTGGAGTTCTTTTGATGCCATTGTCACCACGCACTCATGAAGTCTCTTGAAATAATCAAAATCATTAGTGACCCTCTTACGAGTTTGAAGTTCTGTATAATATGGACGATTTTCTGACAGCAATGTAAAAGTTTCGTTGATGGTTTTATCCCACAGAATTTCACCAGAGCCATTACACTCAATGATATCCTCCGTATTGGTATAAACCCCATTTTCGAAGTAATCTTGTAGAAGGAACAGTAGCACAGCCAACAGATTAAATGAACTGCTTTCACTACTGTCATTAAACATACGAACAATCTGCTCTTTGGAATTGTATTTTTCCAAAACCTTAATGACCTTTCGCAGTTCATCCATGGGTTCCTTTACATTCAGAAGATACTTCGGATAACACTTCAGGACTCTTCCTACTGCGACAATAACCCCAACGAAAGTAAAGACATAGAGATATTCGTTTTCTCCTACCTCCACATCAACCACCTCGATATCCTCTTCCAACAAATCTGCCATATTTTTCTGTACATCAGAAGATTTTACTGCTTTAAGAACACCAAATTCTTTCAGCTTTCTGATTAACGAAACCACATGTTCTTCACTGCACTTTAAAATCTGACATAGTTCTTTTTGCGTATATCTTTTCTGTTCTCGTACAAATTCAGAGATCATAAATCAGACCTCCTTATTCTTCAGAATCAGTGATAGGATTCCCGTTTTCATCAAGCTGATATTCATTTGTCACTAAGTCTTGAATCTGCACTGATGTTTGAATTGATCTATTAAAAATACCAATTCCTTGTTCATCGAATGCTTCACAAATCTTGGAATATCTTGTCTGTCCTTTGGCACTGCCTTCAAATAAACTTGGGCGTTTCTGTTTTGCAGCGTCATCGAATAAATACATAAGGACTTTATTCTTAAATGCATCACAGAACTTCTTAGAATCAATCTCAGTACCACCATCTTTAGGTACAACGATGCTCTTAGAAATAAAGTAAGGTCCTAACTGCTTATCTTCATTAATTTTCGATTCTGCAAGGAATTCATTTATTGCTTTTCTAAGTTCATTCCACTCAATACGTTGTTGTTCCTTCGAACCGATAGTCACATATTTTCCTCGAAGCTGTTCATCATTATCATCGATTCCAAGATATGTAAAATCCCATCTTCTCTTAAAAGCAGTATCCATAGGGAACACACCTTGGTCTGCACTATTCATAGTTGCCCAAATAAACATATTATCCGGGATTTTTATTTTGTTATAGTCATCCGGATTTCCACCCAGTTCTTTTACAAGATACTTCTTAATATCCTCTGTTGCCTGAATTGGATATTCACTGACGAAGTCATCACCTCTATCAAGCAACTGGAAGATATCTCCGAATACCGCTGCCACATTGGCACGGTTGATTTCCTCAATAATTAGCAGGAATGGTTTTATATTATCAGTTCTGCTGTTCTTAAGTGCCTTGACATACATACGCATGAAAGGACCCGGAACATACTCATAAGATATATCTTTCTTACCATTTGTTGGCTTTGAAAGATTTACATACGGTCGGATTGCTCTTCCGTGATTACGTTCAACGCTATTATCGCTAGCCGCATCTGAACCATCAGCTTTTCTTGTTTTGAAACTTTCATCTGTATACAGTCCTAGTAAAAGTGGAAGTCTTGTTAATCCATCACCTTTGAATCGTTCATAAAGCTGATCATACTTTTCTTGAGCAGTCTTTGTTTCATCAGTTAAAACAGCTAGTACTTCTTTTTCTGTTGCTAATGAAATAATCTCTGCAGAATCATCAACCATTACAGGCTTATATGTTCCAACAAAGTTTGCATACGAATAATCGGGATGAAAAGTTACTCGTTCGTAATCATCCTCATTTCCAACGCCTAACAACTCTACACGATCTCTATTGATAGTAAAACTCTTACCTGTACCCGGTGCACCAAACAAGATTCTGTTTCTTGAAAATGGTGATTCATAGCCTGTCTTAAACGAATCTTCTCTTTCCACATAAGTATCACCAACTAATTCATCCAAATTTGCCAGAGCGGCATTTTCCATATAAGGACGATTATCATAATATGTAAGATAATCCAACAAATTATCCTTATGAACTGCTGTAATATAAATTCCTAATTTATTAACAATACGTTCCACTCCCTTTGATGGCACATAATCATTTGGAATAATTATTTGGTTTCCAGGACCGTTTCTTGAACCATTTAAAGTGCCTGATATTTTTTCAATATCAGATTCATTACATTCTAAACTAAATGAATAATCATTATATTTGTTTACCGTATCGTTAACACCTATACAGAAATACTTCATGCCGTTGGCAATCGCATAATTCCATGTTACTCCTCTTTCGTAAGCGCCACTATCTCTTGTATCAAAATAATTCTTCGTATTATCTTGCTTATGAACCAAGGGATAAACGAAAACTGTAGCCTTTTCACCATTTGGCAAAGCGAAAACAAACCCTCTACCCTTTGTATTCTCTATTATTTGTTTTTCATCATCAGTTATTCCTAGATAACGATTTAAAGTTTCTAATGCTTGGTTTGTAGTATATGCCGCTTTCCATTACCTCCTAGTTTCCATTCTCAGTGAGAATATCATAGACTGCATTCGCGCAACATTTTGCAGCAAGCGAAGGAACTGCATTTCCTATCATTTTGTATAGTTCCATGTTGCTACCTTCAAAAATATAATCATCTGCGAAGGTTTGCAGTCTGGCAGCCTCTCTAACTGTAAGCGTTCTGCATTGTGTTGAATCTGGATGAATATGCCTTAACCCATCCTTATATAAATGTGCAGGTATCAAATTGCTTGGTTCATCCCATTTGATGACATGATATTTATGAACATTTGAATTTTTTCCAGTCATCTTTGTATATAATTCTTTTAGTGCAGAAATCGAAGTATATTCGTTTCTTCCAGATTCAATATCCTCAGTTAAAAGTTTGAAAATGCCAACATCCCTATCGCTCTGCCATCTTGCTACATGATTTGCAACCATCGGATTGGGTAAAGAATGCCTTGTTCTAGCACCGTTATATTTCGAGTCTTCTTCCTGTGGAAATAGTTTAGGCAAATCTCCAATAGCTTCCTTCACAGTCACTTTTCGATTGAATTTATACTTTGGCAATACCGAGAAATAAAAAGACTGTACAATATCTTCGCTCTTGTCTTTGAATATATCTTTCCGCACTCCGAAAATAATCACCCTTTTACGATTCTGTGGAACTCCATATTCTGTGAAATCTATAATTGCCTTGCTAAGATCTTTCATTATATGATATCCGGCTGCTTCAAAACTCTCTTGGATAATCTCAATAATTGGTCTATCTCCTGGTTTTGCACTAAGTATTCCCGGAACATTTTCAAACAAGAATGCCTTAGGCCTATATCTTTCAAGAACTTTTATATAGCTTTCAAACAAATAATTCCTGTAATCATTTTTCATGCCATGCTCATCTCTGACGCGGCCTGCTATCGAATAGGCTTGACAAGGAGGTCCACCAATAATTACATCTATTCCACCTGCATCTTCGATAAGTTTATCCAATCCTACAGATGAACCATAGTCAGGATCATCTGTCCATCCATTAAATAAATCATCTGTTCTTTGTATATCAAATCTTAGAACCCTTTGGTCCGCATCCGAATACTTCCATTTTGTTCTTAATCTATTTTCAAGATTTTGACATGGTACCTTTTCCCATTCGACTGCTGCGACAGTATCGTAATGCCCAGATTGTTCAAAGCCATCCATAAGACCACCACACCCGGCAAATAAGTCGATTGCTTTAATCTTAGTCATTATTTTTTCTCTCCTATAATTCCAAGTATAGCTTTTCCTAATGCTTCACCCAACAAAGGCGGAACCGCATTTCCAACCTGTCTGTCTTGCTTTGTTCTTGTTCCTGTAAATACAAAGTCATCTGGGAATGATTGAATTCTTGCACTTTCTCTTACTGTAGGAACACGATTCAACTCATAATGAAAAAGATTTCTATGTCCTGTATCTACTGTTCGTGCAG